TCGTGAGAAGGCTGGATTAACACCATTGGATCCAGCATCATATATTGCCACAGAAAATTCATACAAGGCTGTTATGCAACAAGCTGGACTACCAGCCGCAGCAACAGACAATGCTTTGCTTGGTCAATTGATTGGCAAGGATGTATCTCCAGCAGAAACACAAATGCGTGTAAATGCTGCTATGTCTGCTCTACAATCTGAAGATCCACAAGTCATTGCTCAATTGCAAAGTCAATATGGATTAACTCAAGGCGCACTTGCCCTTCACCTACTTAGCCCAGACATTGCTGCAAATGTTATTCAACAGCAAGTTACTGCCGCTCAAATTGGTGCTGAAGCAGCACGTCAAGGAACTAACATTCAATATGGCGGAACTGGTCCATTGAGTGCTATGGGATTGGCAGCACAAGGTGTAACACAAGCACAAGCCGCACAAGGCTTTGGAACAATTGCTCAGCAGTTGCCAGCCACACAAACATTGGCTGCTCGTTACAACCCTTACGTGGCTCCAGAACAAGTTGGTCAAGCACTTGAAGCATCTACCTTTGGCACACAAGGTGCCGCTGAAGCCGCAGCAGCATTGAAGCGTTTACAGACACAAGAAGTATCCACCTTCAGTGGATCTGCCGGTGCCTCAACTCAAGCACAGAGCCTAGGAATAGCTAACGCTCAAGGCACGCTTTAACAAATAAAATCCGTCACTACTCACCAGCATAGATGACGCGTATTTAGACTGGTAGTGGGAGCCAACACTTCTTCCCCTGGAAGTGCTTGCGGCCTGCGTCTCAATCAACACGAAAGGGAGTGCCACATGGCAAACCAATATGATGAAGACGATGACTTTGATGTCACCGAAGAAGTACAAGATGCTAATGGTCCTGCGAATCTTCGCAAGGCATTGAAGCGCGCTGAGAAGGAAAAGAAAGAACTGTCCGAGCAATTGGCACAGATTCAATCTGATCTTCGCTCACGCTCAGTCAAAGACGTATTGGCAACGAAAGGCGTACCTGACAAGGTAGCCAAGTTTATACCTGGCGACGTTAGTACGCCAGAGCAGATTGACGCATGGCTTACTGAAAATGCCGATGTATTCGGTTTTCAGAAGGCTGAAGCAGAGTCTGCTCCTATCAGCGAAGAAGAGCAAGCAAACCGCGCCTCATATCAGAGGATCAATGCGGCTACCCAAAATGCTACAACTCCGTCTCGTGATGTTGACTTAATGTCACAAATCTCAGGCGCAAAATCAATAGATGAGTTGAATCAACTTATGGGACAGCCTACTCAACGACGCAGATAGAACATTTTCTATCCATCGCACAAACCTTAAGAAAGAAGGTGACACATGAGCAACGCATATACAGATACATCATCTGGTTCCCTTGGTACTTCTCTAGTACAAACAGCCTATGATCGTTATGTTGAATTCGCTCTCCGTGCTGTACCTCTTATCCGCGACGTAGCGGACAAGCGTCCAGTACAACAAGCAATGCCAGGATCTTCTGTAGTCTTCCAGATTTACACAGATCTTTCAGCAGTTACTTCACCACTTTCAGAAGACGTTGATCCAGATGCAGTAGCCCTAGGCAACACTACACCTGTCACCGTTTCACTGAATGAATACGGTAACGCTTCACTTGCTACACGTAAGTTGGAGTTATTCTCACTCTCAGACGTTGATCCAGCAATCGCTGACATCATCGCCTTCAACATGGCTGACTCACTTGACACAACAGTTCTCAACACTCTCGTTGGTGGACCAAATGCAATTGCAGAAGTCAACGGTTCTCTTGTTTCTACCTATGCAGGTACATACACAAACGGAACAACAAACAAGTCAATTCTTGGAACTGACGTAATCAAGTCACGCGACATCCGTACAGCAGTAGCAAAGCTACGCGCTAACAAGGCTGTTCCTCGTCAAGGAGAATACTACTGGACTGGTATCCACCCAGAAGTTTCATTTGACCTTCGCTCAGAAACTGGTTCTGGCGGATGGCGTGATGACCATAAGTTCTCTGAGACTGGTGCTTCAGAATTCTGGCCAGGAACAATCGGAACCTACGAAGGATCAATGTTCGTAGAGTCTCCACGTTTGTTCTCTGCTACAGATGGAACAGGTGCTGGATCATCTTCAGGTACTTTTGGTACATCTTCATATGTTAACGCTACAGGTGGCGTACGTGTATTCCGTACACTCGTTGCTGGTAAGCAAGCACTTGCAGAAGCAGTTGCCGAAGAGCCACACGTTATCTTCGGACCAATTGTTGATAAGTTGATGCGTTTCCGTCCAATCGGTTGGTACGGTGTACTCGGCTGGAGCCGTTACCGTGACGCTGCATTGGTTCGTATTGAATCAACATCTTCAATCCACAACTCATAGTTTGAGTTAGTTGTTGTCCTAGCCCTCGCACGTGGGGGCTAGGCGGCAACGCCATGAAAGGTAGCAATGACATACATATTCAAACCGCCAACGGTTGAAGAAGGCCCAGCGGGTTTTTCCCGTTTGTTTTGGCGCTATCGCATTGCTCGTGCAAATACAATTTTAGTTTATGGAACAGCAATTCTCTCAGAGCGTACACCAGGTGTAGATGAGACTCAGAATGCAGATTACTGCTACTTGGGTGGACATGAATATGTCATTAGCCCAGTTGAATATAATATTTTAGTTAACGGCGGTTATGGTCCTTACATAACCACAACGGCGTAGGGGGATAAGTGAATACAGGTAGATACAACATAGCCGTAACCAATGGCACAACCTTTACCCTTGCACCAATTTGGAAGATCAATAATCTTCCTGTAGACCTTACAGGCTACAGCGCGGATATGCAGGTACGCGACATAAGCAATAACCTCATCGTAGAATTATCTACAGCCAATGGCAAGGCAGTTATTAGTGCCGGTCTTGGTCAAGTCACACTAACTCTTACTGCCACTCAAACTAGCGCAGCTAATCTTCCGGTAGGCAATTACAATTATGCTTTGAATCTTACCGATTCAGCAGGCAATGTTTACCAAATCTTGCAAGGTGCATTTATTGTTAGTGCAAGCGTGGTGCAATAATGGCCGTAACAGTCAATAGCATCTCAACAGTTGAAATTCCAACGACAACAAATGTGTACAATGTTGCCGTACAAGATGTACTTATCATAGAACTAGGACCAATCGGTCCTCAAGGTATTCAAGGAGCAAGCGGTGCAACAGGACCTACAGGCCCAAGTATTACAGGATCCACAGGCGCTACAGGCAGCCAAGGAAAGACTGGCTCAACTGGCTCCACAGGAAGTACAGGCAGCACAGGCTCTACAGGCTCAACAGGATCCACAGGTTCTACTGGATCTACAGGTAGTACTGGCAGCACAGGGTCTACTGGATCCACTGGGTCAACAGGAGTAACTGGTGCGCAAGGTAACACGGGTAGCACTGGTAACACTGGCCCTACTGGCTCTACTGGCAATACTGGTTCGCAAGGGCAAACAGGTCCAACAGGACCTACTGGATTAACTGGTGCAACAGGAGCAATTGGAAATACTGGTAGCACAGGAAATACAGGTGCCACAGGAATTGTTGGCCCAACTGGACCAACGGGTAGCACAGGTTCTCAAGGAAGCACTGGGCAAACTGGACCAACTGGAAGCCAAGGTAACACAGGTCCAACTGGAGCCGTAGGCTCTACAGGAGCCGTTGGAAACACCGGAGCTACAGGTAATACTGGGGCAACTGGTAATACAGGCTCACAGGGCAACACAGGCCCTACAGGGGCTATTGGAGCGACAGGCTCCCAAGGCAATACAGGTTCTCAGGGAAACACGGGTGCGACAGGTGCTATTGGCAATACTGGTTCTACTGGTGCCATTGGTGCCACTGGCGCTATTGGTAACACAGGGTCTACAGGACCAACGGGTGCTACAGGAAATACAGGCTCAACTGGAACGACTGGTCCAACAGGCCCAACAGGATTAACTGGTAATACAGGTCCGACTGGTGCAACAGGTAATACTGGTGCTGGTGTAACAGGTGCTACTGGAGCCACAGGTGCAGGCGGTACGCTAGGCCATTACGGTAACTTTTACGATACTACCACTCAGACCAATGCAGGCGCTACTAGCGCCAACCTTATTACTATTAACACCGATTCTGGCTCAAGTGGCGTAAGCATCGTCTCATCTAGCCAAATTACTTTTGCCTATGCTGGTACTTACTCAATAAACTTTTTGGGTCAATTCATCACCACTGGCGGTGGAAGCAACTACCAAGTAAACGTTTGGTATGCTCTTAACGGAACTGCTGTGACTCAATCAACCGCAGTCTTTACAACCTCTGGCGTTAACAACCAAGTCCTTGCAAACATTGAAGACTTAGTAACAGTTAATGCTGGTGACTACATCCAGTTCTACTGGTCATCACAAAACACCTATATGGAATTACTAGCAGTTGCTGCTGGTTCATCTCCGACTCGTCCTGCATCTCCAAGCGTGAATCTTCACGTTGAACA